ACCGTGCTGGTCAGCGTCTTTGATTCTCCGTAGTGGTTGGACGGTCGCGCGCTGGCCACCGTCTTGTCGCCGCTGAACAGGTCGGTGACCTCGACCTCGAAGTTGCTTGGGTCGTTGTTGATGATGTTGACAAAGTAGTTCGCCTGGGTCGGGTCGCTGCTCAGGTTCTTGTACTCGAGGGTCAAGGAGTCGTCGACGTAGACCTCTACGCCCCACTCGCCCGAGCTGTCCTCCTGGCCGTCCTTGAACAGGAGGCTCAGGTGCTTGTCGTTGCCCAGGTAGTCCTCGTTGGCCCGGGTCAAGACGTACCGGTTCGCGGGGGTGCCCGCGCCGGCGGCCCAGTCTGTCGCCAGGTCCTGGTCGGCCTCGACGCTGATCACGCCGGCAGCCGTGTTTCCGACGATCCGGTAGGTCTTGGTCGTGACCTTCTTGAGCTGCAGCGTGCCGCCGGCCCACTCGTTCTCGACCATGGTGTCGCCGGTGTCGAGGGTCGTCGCTGTCAGGTCGCCGCCGCCGGTGATCTCGTCGACATACGTCTTGCGCTGCCCGCCCCACTTGCCGCCGTTCTTCGCCTTCCACAGCGAGTGCTCGGCACGGCCGGGGCCTCCGGTGTAACCGCCGCGGTTGTACACGGTCAGCTCGGCCTGGGCCTCGTCGCCCGCGGTGACGCGGTACGGGATCAGCTCGCCGGCGCCGCGACCGAGTCGATAGAAGTCCTGGGCCGCCTGGGGGCAGTCGCTCTGCTGGACCCGGCCGCCGTATCGCCGCTCGAACGAGCGCACGCCAGACGGGAACCCGGGCTCTCCCACGGTGCCCTTCTCGTACTCGCCCACCATGATGGTGACGCCAAGAGGAGCCGCCTGGATCTCCTGCTCCGGCTCCTTCTCCTCGACTTGCACGCCAGCGCCTAGCACTGGGCCGAAACGTCTCACGGCCATGATTTCAACCTCCTTAAATCACACAGGTTTCTAATCCCTGTCGTGATCCATGGTGGAGCAACTCATAAGGTCTGAACTGGGTACCCTTTTTAGAGTTGCAAGATTTGCACCGATAGTAAACACGCATTCGATCTGCAGTATCTGGATTTTCTAATCGCCTGCATGTTTTGCAAACACTTCTACGCCCGTCTTTTCGATCGCATTGGCGATGAAACGATTCCAAATGTTTGAATTCTTTACACTGTGCGCAACGTTTCATTTCAACCCTTACGGCTCTGGGACCTCGAACTCCTCTGTCTCGGTGGTGGGCACAGGGGCCTCTGCCGCCAGCGCCTCCTGCTCCTCGAGGGAGTCTATCCGGTTGTATCCCAGGTTCGTTGTCAGCACCCCGTAGGTGTCGCGCGCCCTTGAAAGCTGAACCGCGACGTCTTCGACGCGGAAAGTGACCCGGTTGATCCTGAGGTCCGAGCTGTTCTCGACCGGGTTGACCGCGGTGAACTCCTCGATCAGCCAGATCCGGTATCTCCTGTCGGTTGCTCGGCTCCTCAGAAACGGCCCCGCCTCGCTGGCCGGCCCCTCCTCGAGGAGCCTCATGAACGCCTCCTGCAGGCGGTGCTGCTGGCGGGTCCGGTCCGTCCGGAGCTCCGCGGTCACCTCGAAAGTCATTCTCCTGGGGGGCGGAACCTCTACGGCCGCCCCGGTGTCTTTCCTGACGATACCCGAAGTTCCCCACAGAGGGTATGAAGATGAGCGAACGGCGTTCGTGTCCCTCAGAATGATCTGGGGAAGTTTGGACACCTCCTCGAAGTCCTGGTGGGTGTCCCAGGCCACCTCGGGCGCCACCAGCAACCTGAGGTACGGCTGGGACGCTATCGGGATCGAGGAACTCAGCGTGATCTCTCTGGTCCCGCCGTCGTAGCTGGACAGCAGGTCTACGAGGTGGTCGGGGTCTAGCGTGTCGTCGAACACCGCGTCAACCCCTGCGATGTTCAGGTTCGCGCCGGCCCCCTCCTTCATGTAGTCGTCGAGGTCTATGGTCGAGGTCGCCGAGCCGAGCGGGGGAAGCGCGGCGTCCACGATGAACTGCAGCTCGTCCTGAAACGTCGCCACCAAGGAGTCGAGCAGCGCGTCGTCTATCCAGTCGACCGGACCCTCCCACATGACCTTCACGAGCTCGACAGCTGGGGTGACCTTGCTGTTCGTGGTAGCCAAGTTGACTACCACGGCGAACTTCCTGGCCGTGACGTCGAGCGTCGCCAGGTTGGCGTTGATCTCGGCCTCGGTGTTCCACTCTCCCGCTCCGGCCGCGGACCACATGGCGCCGTCCCACCACATCTCGTCCGTGCCGTCGAAGATCCTGAGCCCGATAGAGGTGTCGTCCGGGGTGGTGGCAAACACCTGCACCATGTTCAACGAGCGCATGGCTTGGGGCTCGTAGGTGCGGGATCGGGCCGAAATGTCAGCGTCCGTTGAGTATCTGGGACCCGCCAAGGTGTCGACCAGCTTCAGCTTGACCTGGTGGTCCTCTGGGTCGAGCCTGATCTTGGCGCTGTCCGAGAGCACGAGCCCGCTCCTGGGGTCGAAGCCCTGCCCAGGGATCCAGCACACGTCGGTGATCACTCGCGCCGTCTGCATGTCACAGCCTCTTCATGGCCCGCCGCACCCCCTCCCGGATGCTGGCCACGATGGCCGGCGTCTGGGACTCGAACGGCTCCTTTATGAACGGGCGGCCCCTTATGATCCAGGTCCTGGATCCGCCGCCGCCATTGAACCTGACCCCGCCCCCCTGTCGCTCCCTCAGCTTGGCGAACACGGCGGCCCTGACCTCGGGGGTGACCTTGATCGTTGCGCCCTCGTGCAACATCATGGCCACGTTGTGCAGCGACTTCCCGTCCCGGTTCTTGGCCGTCCTCGTGACGCCCACCTGGCCAACTATAGCGTTTGGCCTGAAGCTGACGTCAGTCTCTATTCCCTGCCTCAGGTCCCCGCGGTCTACCAGAGGCCTGCTGGAACCTTTGATGAGCACCGTCAGTGGGGAGTTGGGCACCCCGTGCCGCTCCGAGTTGATATACTCGTGTACCTCCCGGCGGAGCATCTCCGCGGATCGCCTCATCTGGTGCCCGACCTCGCGGCGGAGGACGGACCGCACGTGCTGCGCCCCGAGCGCTCGCTCGAGCTTGTCGAACCCCTTGACGGTGACGTCCACGCTCATCATTCGCTGGGGCTCCTATCGTCAAAGTCGATCTCCAGCAGCGTGTGTCCGCCCTGATCTTGGTACCCAGCCACGTCCCTGAAGTAGACCACGTACAGATTCACCGCCCTGCGCCCTATCTTGACTATCCTGTCGCCGCGCGCGATGCCGAAGTCCACGGTCCCGTCCACGTTCTCGGTCGCGATGCCGTCCGCGATCAGGTCGACGAGGCGCACCAACAGGTACCCCTTGTACTCGAACTCGGGCCCTCCCCCGCTCTTGAAGCTGGGCTTGGCGACGTGGCCGGCGTTCCAGTTGACCTGGGCCTCGAGCTCGACCTCGGAGCCCGTGTCGGGGGCGTCACCGGACCTCCAGAGCGTCAGCACCGGCTCCCTGGCCCTGGCGTCGTAGCGCGTCACCGACGCGTTCTGGCGCCGTATGGTGCACGGTAGCGGGTGTATGAGCGTGGGGATCGGCATGTTACAGGATCCCCCTTCCGACGAACCGCCTGTAGGTGGTCCGCGGCGCCCTGATCACGATCGGGGCCTTGTACATCGCCAGGATCATGTCCACCTCGGTCAGCCCCGTGCCGGTCAGGCTCCACATTTTGCTCGTCGCAGTCGCGTCCGAGTACTCTAGCCGGTGTCGATCCGTCTCCTCCTCCACCACCGGCCCCGCGGCCGCAGCCCCGGCCGTCCACAGCGGGGAGCGCCTCGCCGCCCTCACCACGAGCAGCTTCAGCGCGTACTTGATAGGCTCGGGCGTGGTCCCGTCGGCCTCGACGTAGCCGAACGACCCTTCAAGTCTTTGATTCTTTTCACCTATCTCGAACACCTCCCCTTGGCGGACGAGCGGCCCCGCCCCGGTGAAGATGTCGACCTCGTCGGTGACCAGCCTGACCCTGGGGTTCTTACGGTCGTCGGGGCCGTCCTCTCCGCGCCCGGCGTAGGCGTGGAAGCGGTCGGCGCCCAGCGCGTTGTCGAAGTCGTCGTTGATGTACAAGTTGGTCACCGCGATGATCGGGACCGGGAACTGGGCCAGCGTGGTTCCGTTCCCGTCGAAGTCCCACGTCATCTGGCGCGCCACGAACCACTGGTGGGTCAGCCTCTCGATCACCCCCTGCCACACCTGGATCAGGGTCAGCAGCGTGCCGTCGCTCACCGACGTCGGAACCCCCTCGCCCCGCATGTCGTCGACCGACACGTAGGTCCCCTCGTCGGAGCCCTGCATCGGGTCTGACAGCGAGGACTCGAGGCTGCTCACGCTGTTGAAGTAGCTGACCTTGTACCAGTAGGACGGGTCGCCCGCGGTGTCGTCGTACTGGTACACGGTCTGCCCCGCCACCAGCGTGATCCTGGTCGCCAACCCCGTGATCTCGGAGTACGCCCCGGCCTCCCCGGTCGTGGACCGGTACACCTTCATCACGTCGAAGTTGCTCATCACGTTGTCGAGGTTCTCGACCGTGATCGTCAGCTTGATCGTTGCCATCTCAACCTCCGGGGATCACACGCTGTCGGCGTCGACGATCCTGGGCCTCAGGTCGTCGGCGACCTGTATCTCCGGCTTCTTCTCGCCCGCCGTCAGTGACGGGGCCCCGACGTCGTCCTCGTCCTCGGTCGCCCCCACCGAGGGAACGATCACCTTTGCTGATTCTAACCCGGGACGCAGCTCGAGCGATTCCCTGATGAGCGGGACGCCCCCGTCGGCCCCGCCCCCGGTGGTCTCAAGTGCGTTCTCGTACGCGGCGAACAGCACGTCCCCAGGGTCGGTGGGGTTTCCCACCCCGGCGGTGGGGGCCAGCTTCATCACGAACTGGCCGAGCGCTGGACCGCTCTCGATGTAGCCGTTGTCCAGCTCGGCCTTGAGCTGCTGCCCGTTTAGGAAAATTATAAGAGTTCCTGGCACGTAAGGGTTCGGCACGTAGAAGATCGTGTTTGCGTCGTCCACGGTGCCGCTGACCTCGTCTATTCGCAAGAGCCCCACGTCACGCCTCCCGGTAGAAGCTGTACAGGACGTCGCCCGCGCGCGGCGCCAGCTTCATCTGGAACAGCCCGTTGGGGGGATCCACCTCGGTAAAGCCGTTGTCGAGATCGTCCCTCAGCAGAACACCGTTGTGCCAGATCTGAAGCGTTCCCGTCACGAAAGGGGCAACGGTGGCGAAGTCCTGATTGAAGCCGTCGATCAGGCCGACGATCTCCTTGATCCTGGGGTAGCTCAAGACACCCTCTCGAAGGCCTGCAGCTTCTCAACCTCGGCCAAAAGCTCGGGGGCGGTGGTCGTCTCCTCGTCCATGCCGGGCAGAACGATGTCGGGCCGAGCAGCCATGTCCCCGGCCTTGCGAAGGAAACGGATCACGAACTCGGTGCAGATCATGGTCTTGGGGCTGCGGATCGCCAGGTGGCGGACCACTCCTCCGAACAGTTTGCGCAGCCCGGTTACCCCGGCGTTCCAGTACCCGTACTCGTTGCCGACCCACCCCGCCCTGATCGCCTCGCGCATCACCGGGGCGGCGTCCAGGTCCCTGACCATGAATGCGGCGACCACGTTCTTGTCCGAGGTCCTTATCTCCGGAAGCACGCCGCGAGCGCCGGCGCCGAACTCGACGTCGGTCCCGAGGTCCGACCAGTCCACCCTGATGAAGGTGTGGGTCGGCTTGACCGGCCTCTCTCCGAAGGGGGTGGTGAACCACCTGATGATCTTGCTCATCCAGCTGTTTCCGGCCGAGAATCCTACCACGAGATTCATGTCACGTTCTTCCTGTACCAGAGCATCCACGCGGACAGCGTGCCCGCCCCGGCCGACGTCTTGGTCACCTCGATGACCAATTTCCAGTTGTTGTGTATCCACTCGGACTTGTACGCGTCTATGTCGAGGACCCCGAGCGGGTGGCCCATCGGCATGTTCCGCATGAAGTAGATCTCAATCTGCATGTCCAGCAGGTGCCAGCCTGCCGTCCCAGGGGTCTTCGCGGTCGGCGTCACGGCGCCGGTATCGCGGTCGACGTCCCAGTAACCGGCGTCAGAGGCGTCCACTGGCACCGCGGCGTCCAGGTCGATGTCGTAGCCGCCCGGGCCGCCGAACGACGGCACTAACACGTTGTAGCCCTCCCCGGTGTCGACCAGGTTGCAGTTTCCGGTCCCGCCGCCGTTGGGGGTGACCTGGTTGGCCGGCATGCGGACCTTAAAGTCGAACCTGTCGTCGTGGGTCCAGTTGTCAACCGGGCTGTACGTCAGCTGGCCGTCGTGCACCTCCACCGGCTCGAGCAGGTCGATCACCACGTCCTTGGTTGCGGGCCCGGTGAAGTCCAGGTTCATCTTCGTCCCGCTGCCGCGCCCGCTGTCAGGGGGCGTCGGGTTGAGGTCGTCTCCGGCCCCGGTGAACCAGGTCCACCACCCCTTGCTCATCGGGGCATTGACCACGTTCAACCTGCCGTCGGCCTCGGTGGGCGTTCCAAGTGACACGTACATCGGCATCGTTGTTCTCTCCTACACGTTCAGCAAGAGGTTGCCCTTGACGAAGCACGCGAAGTACAGGCCTGCAGAGTCGATGTCGTCTCTCACCGTGATCACGACCTTGTCTGTTGTCCCGGCGTGCAGCTTGACGCCGCCGCCTATCAGATACGCGCTGGTCATGACGTCCTTGTTGGACACTATCCACTCCCAGCCGCCGCTGCTCGAGAAGTTGATGAAGTGCTCGTTCCTCTGGAGGTTGTACAGCGTGATCGTGTCCCCATCTGATATGACCTGAACCAGCACTCCGTTCGTCAACGGCCCAGACGTCGCGCCGAAGTATCCTGTGCCGAACGTGATGCTGTTCGACGCCATGGTGAACCGAATCTCCTGAAGCGAGACGTCGTACGTGGTGTCGGCCAGATACTCGAACACCACCGGAGTGACGCTCCCGTCTACCAGCAGGTCGTTGGATCCGCCGTTCGTCACGTAGTCGTTCTTCAACGACGACGATATGGCCCCGAACGCGACCGGATCCCCGTCCGGGGTGTAGATCGTCGCCTTCAGGCGCCCTATCCCACTTACGATATCGATGGCCTCTAGGTGAAGCAGATCGTCGCTGGTGGTCCCGATCGCAACCTTAGATTCGGCCTGAAGCCTGTTCTCAGCCTCACTGTCGGTCACCACCCCGACGTCGATAGTTCCATCAGGAGACGTGATCGAGCTTCTAGCCTCTAGACGCCTGATCGCGTTGTTGACCACGGTGGCGATCCAACCGACGCCATCCGTTAGCCTCGACGAGACCGACAGACGATTATTGGCGGTGGCGGTCGAGGCCACGTCAGCGTCCACGGTCCCGTCGGGCGAAGTGATAGACCCCCTGGTTTCGAGGCGCCTTATCGTGTTGTTGAGTATGGACGACAACCAGTCCACGCCATCGGTGAGCCTCGAGGCCACTGACAACCGGCTGGTCTCCGTGGCAGAGGTCCCGACCGCGGCGTCCGCGGCGCCGTCCGGGGACGTGATAGATCCCCTGGTCTCAAGACGGTGGATCCCGTTGTTGGTCTCGATGTCGGCGACGTCGGTGCCGTCCGTGACCTTCACCCGACCCACTACGTTGTCGCCAACCGGAAGCGCGTCTGTTATCTTCTTGACACCGTCGGTATCCTTGATCGAGGTCAGCGTGGTCTCAGTCGCGAAGTCCTTTCCATCTATGGACGTCAGCTTCGTGATCGCGTCGTCCTGCTTGTCCTCTGTTGACGGGTTGATTATGGTTCCCGCCACGTTGCGCAGTTTCGATGCCGTGGCCAACAAAGAGTCGGAGCCGTCAACCAGGAACTTGGCGAACGCTGAGTTGACAGAATCGTAGATCACCGATATTGGGGATTTAGCCATCAGTACACCGCCACTGCCCGGCTGCGCCCGGTCTCGAACACACCGGAATAGCTAATCGTGTCGGTCGCGTCGGCCGCCGGGTTGGTGCCGTCGCTCTTGTACACCGTCCACTTCTCGGTCGCGAACGTCTTGTTCGCGTTGTAGGTGGCCTCCCACTTGCAGATCTTCAACGTCTTGCCGCTGTCGGTGTACCAGGTCTCCGAGGTTGGAAAAGGGTCCCCGACCGGAAGGACCTCGGACACGTACGGCCCGGCCCCGAAACCGTCGCCGGGGGAGTTCGTCTCGACGAAGTGGATCAGCTGGCGCAACGACTTGTGTTGAGACTCAGATATCCCGCCGCCAGACCTTGGATCGTACTCCCCAACGTTGTCGTACAGCGAGAACCGACCGTTGCTGTACCTCACCTGCCCGGCGCTGGACGCGAACCCAGAGCCGTCATCGTTGAGGTCGAGCCCGGTCTCCTGCCTATCACCTGGGAACCTGTCAGGAGTCTCCGCCAACTAGCTCGCCTCCTTGGCCGCCACCTTCTTCTTGCTTCGCCTCGTCTTCTTCTTGGGCTGGCCGTTGCTTCCCTCGTGACTGAACGGGCGGTTCGCCATCACCGGGTCGTCCGCGATCATCCTCATCTGCTGGTCTAGGTTGGTCAGGTACTGCTCGATCTGCGCCAGAGCTGCGCCCGCCCCGGCGGCCAGGCCGTCGATCTTGCCTGCAGACCTCAGCATGTCCTCGCGCTGCTTCTCCTCCGCGTCCCTCACCGACCTAGCGATCTTGTCGATCAGCTCGGCGTACTCGGCGAACACCTCCTTGTCGATCTCCTCTTTGAGGCACCGCTGGCGCTGGATCTCCTTGTGCTGGAGCACGACCTGCACCGCGAGCTCGAACCCCTTGCGCGCGCCCTTGGACTGCTCGAAGTTCGGGGCTGCCTCCCTGACCTGGTCGCACATCGTCTTGAACACGCGGTGGGTGTGCTCGCAGCGCTCCCTGACGTGCGGGGCGTCCTTGGTCTTCGCGACGTAGTCTAGCTTCGCGGCCTTCTCTTCCAGGTTCTTCAAGATCCTCAATGGCATGACCATCTCCTCACGGCCTTGGCGTCACCTGGAAAAGGGGGAGGGGAGGGGTACTTCCCCTCCCCCTCTGAACTATGCCGCCAGTCCGAGCGAGATGATGACGTCGCCACTCAGGATCGGCTTGGGGAAGTCGTGCATGAGGTCCCCGCTCGCCGGAGTGGTGCCCGGGTAGACGTCGCCGGTCCCGGTCGCGGCCGCCCCTCTCAGGAGTCGCCCGTTCAAGAACACGAACACGGTGGCAGCGTCGCCACTCATGTTCAGGGTGTACGCGGTAAGGTCCAGCGTCGCGGCCGGGATGTTCACGCCCGCGGCGTAGCTGGAGGCGCTGACGAACAGCTTCATCGCAAGGTCTGCGCCGCCGATCGTGCCGGCGTAGTCGATCGCGTCCGCGATGGACGTGAAGGACTGGCCGAACAATCCGCTGATCGGGCCGTTGGTGGCGTCGTCCAGCGGGATCCCGCCGGTCTCCTGCGCGGTCTCGAAGGTGATGTCGTTGTCGGCCTCGAGGTAGAGGGCGCCATCGCCCGCGCCGGAGTTGCGCGCCGCCACCCTCACCTCCTTGTCGGCCGCGTCATTGGCCGCCATGATGAGGTGGGAGTTGTCGGTGAAGTCGGCGTCAAGGTCGGTGCCGTCTACCTGGACCGTGGTCCCGGCGTCCAGGATCACATCCCCGGATGCCTGCACCTCGGCGTTGCCGGCAGTCGCGTCCATCAGCAGGCTGGTGGAGTCGATGGTGCCGACCGCGGTGACGCCCAGCCCGATGGACTGACCGCCGCTGTCCACGGTGACGCCGTTGTCGAAGTCGATCGTTCCGGACGCCCCCACGTTGACGTCGAACGAGTCGGCGTTGACCGCGACCTCGTCACCGGCCGCCGCAGGACTAATGACTAGGAGATCTACTGCACCGTCGCTGGTCTCGAATGTCCAGTCCACGTCGTCGTCGATTCGCACGAAGATGTTCGTGGCCTGGGTGGCAGGGGTCGCGCCCTGGTTGTCGATCGCGTTGTTGAGCGTGACGCTCGCGCCCGCGCTCGCCAGGTCGACGAAGCTCTGCTCGTTCAGGAAGTCCTGCTCGGTGTAGGTGTCAAGGTCGAGACGCTGCACGTACGCCAAGTTGATGGTCTTGCTCTCGATGTCGGACACCGCGCACGCGATCAGGTCGTCGTTCGTGGCGTTGATCGTCACGAAGCTGACCTGGGCCCGCTCCGGGGTGGTGTCGGTGAAGTTCGCGCCGTCGGTGGCGCCGCTCTCGTGCTGGAGCAGGCCCCAGACCACGCGGTTGTTGCTGTCCAGGATCTTGTCGCCGGTCGACCCGTCGACCACCATCAGGAGGTTCTTCGGGTTGATGTTGGTGTTTCCGGACACCTCGGCGAGGCTGTGGGTGGTCCCGAACGTGCCGTCATGCTGGGCCGTGATGAGCCCCTTGGTGGAGCCTCCGGTGGCCTTGACGATCGACGGGATGTTGGCCGCCGTCATCAGGACGTAGTTCTGGGACGCCGGCACGGACACGTCGGTCAGCGACCACACGCGCCGGAGGGCCAGCTTCTCGTCCAGGAACGTCTTTCCGTCGATCGCGGCCAGGGACAGCGCCGGGGCGGTCTCCCACGCCACGTTCCCCGTGATGTCGGCGATCTGGGACGCCAGGTAGTCCAGGGTGTCGGCGAGGTCTACGGCGTTGGCGTCGTGGTTTGGAGGGGACAAGGTGTCGTCGATCGACGATCCCCTCGTGTGAACCTGATCTTGGCGCAGACGGGAAACGGCCATGATCGTGCTCCTTTCGGTTTGGGTTGCTGACGGGCCCCAACTCTGCGCGGCCCGCTACTCACTGATAGGATACCCGGCTGGGCGACGCGGCGCGACGTTTATGAGCAGCGCCACCGCCTCCGACCCGGACGGCTGAGATCGACCCTGAACCGCCCGCTGCCGCCGTTCAGGTACATCGTCAAGGTGACGTAGGCGTCTCCGGCAGCCGCCGCCACCCGCTCCCCCACCGGGTTGCCGTCCCTATCCTTGATCGGCTCGGCGTCGTAGGTCACGATGCCGAACTTCTTGGGCAGCGGCAGGTCTGCCCTGTGCCCCTGCCCCACCAGCGAAACCCCGGTGACGTCTGAGTGCCACGCCGGATCAGAAGAAAGGCTGCGGAATTTCCGCAGCCCGTCTTCGTCAGTTAAGTTGAAGCGTTCGACGCGTCCGTCGCGCCGGTTTACCAACAGCACGATGCTAGCCGTTGCCGTTGCCGTTCCGCCGCCGCTTGGGCTTGTCCTCCACCACGGTGGCGGAGACCTTCGGGGCGGCCAGCTTGCCGCGCTCACACAGAACCTTCAGCTTGCGCGCGGGCTTGAGGTGGGAGATCCCCTCCTTGTCGGCCAATGCCTCCAGCTCAGCCTCGGTGCAGCCGCGCTTGTCCACGCGCTTGCTCTCCACGTAGGGCCTCACCGACAGCATGTCCGCCAGCTTGGGGTTCTTGTCCTTCACGTACTCGAGCTCGGTCGTCGAGATCGTCTTCGGGAGACCAGGGTACAACCTGACAGCCCCGAAGCAGCTACGCTCGACCTGCTTGGTCACGGCCAGCTTGCCGCGGCCGACCCGGTACTCATCCGGGACGTCTACCGACAGCGCGGGCCCGCGACTCAGGGTGACGACGATCTTGTTCATTCGGGCACCTCCGGTTACACCTTCTTGAACCGGGAGTTAGCCTCGCAACGCTTGGCCAGCTCTCGGTCGATCACGGGTTGGGGGCGTCCCCGCCTGAACAGCACGCCGCTGTTGCCGCACTTGTAGGTGTCGCCCAGCACCAGCTCGAAGACCACCGGGGCATCGAGGTACGGTGACGACTCCTCCTCCTCGGCGGGCTCGGGATCCGGAGCGACAGGCTCGGGCTCAAGCGCCGGGGCCGACACGGCATCCGGTTCCTTCACCTCGACGTCCTCCTCCAGCTCCTTCAGGCCGTACTCGAGGTTGACCTTGGGCTCCACCTTGGCGGCGGCCTTCTTGCGCCGCGCCGGCTTCTTGACGGGTCCGTCCTTCTCTGCTCGCTTGCTTGCCATCATGGCCTCCTTCCGGACTGCTCCCCCCCGCTCGCGCGGGGGGGCCTCGTCCTACTTACTCAGCGAGCTGCGGACTACCCGATGCCGATGTTGATCCCCTTCACGACCGCGGTCACTTCCTCGATCTCCACGTCCACCTTCGTGGTGATGGCGAACTGGTTGACCGACTTGTAGATGTCGCGGTCGCTCTCGATCCGGATGTCCCGACCGATCGCCAACACTAGGTTGCTGTAGTTGGCGAGGAGAACCTGGGCCTTGCTGTAGTACGTCACCTTGATGTTCGCGCCAGCGGCCAGGGCGCCGCCGCCCGCCGCCTCGATCGTGCCGGCCGTGCGGTCAAGCACGTAGTCGGTCGTCTCGACGTACGGGGTCACCGGGTTGTTGGCCAGCGTCTGCAGGGTCACGTACACCGCGCCGGTCGCGCTGATCGGGGCGTACCGCAGCGAGGCGGCGCTCCCGGCGGCCGGAAGTGCGATGTGCTCGACCACGATCGGCTCGGCCTCCAGCAGGGGCACGGGCACCAGGGGCACGCCGAACACGGGCACCGTGTCGGCGCTGACGAGGGAGCGGTCGCCCTGCGCTGTCGCGCGGGAGGCCACCTTCTCACGCCAGTTCTGCTCCAGGTCAAGGGCCAGGAGGAAGCGAAGATCCCGGCGGGTTCGGCGGAACTTCACGGGCATGGCCTTGATCATGCCGCTGAACACCGCGGTGCTCAGGTTCGCGCCGGCCGCGTCGTAGCTGTTCCCGCTGTCGGCCAGTCGGAGCCAGCCGTCGAACAGTGCCAGGAACGAGTCCTTGATCACCTGCGAGCTGGAACCGCCGTCCACTAGGTCGCTCTCGAGCTTGGCGTGACCAAGGGCGTCGCCGTTGATCATCAGCTCCTCGACGTCGTTGGCCATCTGGGTCGCCATGAGGCGCACCACGGTGTCCTCGACCATCTCACCCTCGATCGAGTGCTCCGCGAAGTTGTCTGAGATCTCGAAGGGGGTCATGACCTCTTTCGGGGTCAAGGTGACCTTGGAGGTCGCCACGCCGTAGCGCCTACCCGGGTCGACTGCCTCGGCCTTGGGAACGGTCACCCGCTGCCCGACGCCGATCTTGTCGATGTTCATGTCCTCGTTGCGGAACCGGACGACGCGAACGCTGCCCGCGAGTTCCGTAACGTCGATCACGAAGTCGATGAACCTGTCCGCTTGCACGGGGTTCAGCTTCCCGGCGGCGGCCAGGTCAGCAGTCGTGATCACTGCCTTCTGGATGAGTTCTTGGTTCGTCATCTTGAGCCTCCTGTGACTCTGGTTTATGGCGCACCTGCGCCGGGTTGCCTACTTCTTGCGGTTCGAGACCATCTTGTGCACCGACGTTCCGGCCCACAGGCTCTTATTCTCCTCAGACTTCTCGACCTTCTCGGTGCCGGACGGGACGCTGTCGCCCTTCGCGACGGCGCGCACGGTCACTGCCTTTTCCACCTTCTGGGCCTGCTCTCCGAGCTGCTTCTCCACGGTCTCGAGCCGCTCCGACACGGTGGCCAGCGCCTTCAGGACCTCGTCCAGTCTGTCATCAGACTTTTGAACAGGCTCCTCTGCCTGCTTCTCCTCAGTCTCCTCTGCCTGCTCCTCGGTGGTCTCCTCGGTTGCCTCTTCTGAAGTCTCAGCCACCTCTTCCGAAGCCTCCTCGGTGGCCTCCACCTCGGTGGCCTCTTCCGACTTCTCTACCTGGGCCTCCTCGGCTTGGGTCTCGTCCTCGGATTTCTGGACCACCTGATCCTCGGCGGCCACTTCCTCGACCTGGACATTCTCTTCAGTCTTCATCTCGTCCTCCTGGGTTTCGGCGTCCGCCGGTTTTCTCTTCACGATCACCCACCTCTCCTCGTTGGCGGCGGCGTCGACCAGCGACACCTCCTCGACGCGGAGGTCCACCAGGCGCTCGGTGACGGGGTCTCCCTCCGCCTTGATCACGTTCTTATTACTCATTGCAGTCTCCGTTCCACTTTCTGCCCCGTTCCACATTGTGCTGAACAGTGAAACCGTGATAAGGTACACAATATGAAACCGATGAAACGTTGCACCCGATGTGGTGATGAAAAACCATTTGACTCGTTTTACCGCCGAACCAAGTCTGGTGACGGCTTGAGTTCGTACTGCAAGGCGTGCCACAACGAATACTGTCGGAGTAGGTATGTTCGCTCAACTCCAAACCTGTCTGACGAGGAACGCTCTGAACGTGCTCGTGCCCGAAACAAGGAGTACTATTGGAAAAACAGAGACAAGCGCTTGGTAGCTGCTCGAGCTTCCAAGTATGGGATGAGCAAGGAGCAAGCGTGGCTCGTGCACTTCTCAACTCGGTGTGAGATCTGCGGGGACTCAATAAATGGGATGAGAAAGCACGTCGATCACGATCACAAGACCGGAGAGTTTCGAGGCGTGCTATGTCCCCGATGCAACAGTGGTTTGGGGATGTTCCTAGACAACCCGAAACTCCTGAAAGCTGCATCTGACTATTTGAGCCGCTGATCATCTCTTCACTTCACAGGTACTTTTTTCGCGTAGCCACCGATGCTCAGCCCGGTGATCTCTCCTTTGCGGATCTTTCCGACCAGCTCGGGATCGTCGGTCCAGAGTTCCTGGTACCACGTCCCCTCGGAGATCTTCTTGACGCCGCCGCCAGGCAGCGGGAACGCGAAGTCGACCGGGGCTATGACGTTTTGGATGATCCTGACCTTGTCGGTGATCGCCTTCTGGTGCATGAAGCCGATGGTTCCGAACTCTCGCATAAACAGATCGTTGGCTTGTCGGATCTCTTGTGCGGAGATCACGCTGCCCTCACTGTCTGGAACTTCTGGCTTGCTCACTATGCCGATCATGCGGACGTCGTCGGTTGCAGGATCCGCTTCTTGTTTGCGAATCGGGAACAGCTCGCCCACCTTGGCAACCTCAACGTCCGGGATCGTGGATGCGTCGATCATGATTGGAATAGAATCTACTTCCGACGGGAGACCAACACTGACTGACAAGGTGACGGGGAACTCGATCTTGCTCATGCGCCGCTCCTCCTTTGGCCTGCCGATGACCGCCTTCACGCCTTCAGTCAGGGTGATTGTGCGAAAGCTTCCTGCTTGAAACTCGGAAGGCTCTCGCTGACGATATCTCCAAGAGTCCTCGGTCTCGTCGGGGGCGCCCTGCTTGACCCTGAAGTCGTGATCGCGCACCCACCTGGTCGCTTCCTCGCGGGTCTCGAAGCGCTCCTTCGACAGGATCAGGGTCTGGATCTCGGTCTGCTTGGCGACGTCGCTCAAAGATCAACCTCGTCGAGGGGTCTCAGGTTCTTGGCGATCTCCATCAGCCGCCTGAACCGCTCATCTGCCGCCTCGGCCCTCTTCGCCTCGGCCTCCCTCAGGTGCTCGTCGATCCGAGCCTGCTGCTCGTCCGACCTCCGGTGCCTCTCCCGTTCCCGGCGCTCCCTCTCCAACTTCTCTCGGGTCCGGCGGGACCAGACCCTCTTGTTCCCAGGCACGAGCATCCCCCTTCGGGGCGGACCTACACAGGACCACGATACATCATGTTGAGCGGATCGTTACCATAAAATGAGCGATGTCAAACGCGAGGAGGGAACAGGTGCCGGATCCTGGACAGGGCCACCTCCAGGTTGGACCTCAGCCCCACCTGGGCCTTCCTGATCGCCCTGACGTTGGGCACCCCCTCGATCAGGTCCTCCTCGTCCTCCGTGGAAAGCGTGGCCTGTATCTCGTCGAGGTGAACCCCGTCGGCGTACCCCTTCTGTATCAGGTTGACCTTCATCCGGTTCACCGTCTCGTCTGGGAGCCCCAGCACCAGCGCGTCCTGCGCCTCCTTGAACGAGGGGAGCTGCCCGTACATCGCGTGGGCGTACTCGTGCTTGAACGTGGCCTCGTCGTCCCTCACGGTGGAGATGAGGTAGAAGTCGTCGGTGCCGGCGAGCTTCTCCACGAACTCGGCGATGGCCAGCATCGACTCGTCGTACTCGTTCCAGTCAGGGATCTCATCGCGCCTGTCGCGGAGCAGGGACAAGATCTCTCTCCCAGGGTAGTTGTAGCCGCAGAAGTCGTCAGGGTAGGTGAACGCGCCCTCGCCGAACTTGTGGGAGTACCACCGCATGTACGAGACCAGGCTGAAGATCTTGCCCCTGAACTCGTCACCGACCGACTCGTAGTGCTCCTGCACCCTGAGCATGCTCATCGCCATGTCGTAGTGGCTTGTCCATCCTATCCAGAAGATCCCGTTGCCGAGGTTCTTCAACCCGTGAAACGAGTCCAGGGCCCTGCTCATGCTCCCCTCCTTGGTTTGAACTTGTACGCCATGATCACGCCGATGAGCGTGAGGTTCGCCGTGTAGTTGAAGATCACCGGCCAGATCGCCTTGGGCCACATGTAGACAAGGCCCGCGCCCTCTCCGAGGAACCACAGCACGAGGAAGCTGACGCTGAGATCGTCCGCGCGCTTCGTGCGCCAACACTTGATCGCTTGCGGCAGCGCGCACACCGCGAAGCAGATCGCGCTGAACCAACCCACGAGCTCCATCGCCATGGTCGCACCCCCTGTGAGTACGATCGTACCCCGAGAGGGTTCGAAAAACCAAACTCAAAGATTCTTTAGTGATGACGCATAATTATGCTTAATTATGCTTCAGAAGTACGGGAGTGTTTTTCTGAAAATTTCAGACCGGGAGGACGATCGACCTGCACAGGCCGTGCAGGGGAGGAAGTTGGATCCCGGCCGCGGCCAGTGCGTCCTCTCCGCCCCCGCCTATCCGCTGAACATCCGACAAGGATCTCCACCCGGCGACCCGCTTGAACTCGTCGGGATCCTCGGTGCGCAGCATCCTGTCCTCGAGGGACCTGGCGGACCTGACGGTGAAGGTCTTGCCGTGCATGTAGCGGCAGATCTCGGAGGTCCGCTCGTCCATTACGGCAAAGAACTCGTAGCGTTCCACCTCGGCGTCGGCCATGGCGTGTATCGCCCCGAAGCTGGAGGCGTGGGGCCTGACGGTCCCGGCCACCACGGTGAAGTACTGGGATGTCGAGCCGGCGAAAGTGCCTGGAACGCTGGCGCCTGGGAACTCGCCCGACACCAAACCTCTAAGGATCCTGCCCACTTCCTGGCGTCCCAGGCCTCGCTGCAGGGCCTCGCGCCTGACGGTGGCGTCTATCCTCGCCGAGAGGTGACGGGACCAGTAGTCTCCGATCCAGAACGTCTGCACCCTGCCCAGCTTTCCCGCCGTCGCTGCGTCTGCCGGGGTCAGAGACGCCGGGACCGACCGGATGCTCCTGCCGGCCGCCCTCAGCTTCGTCCGGGTCCCCCGCCTAGACAGCAGCATGACGGCTCCCGCCGCAGCCGCCGCGGTCTCGCCCATGCCGAGATCCTTGGGGTTCGCCAAGCGCCCGCCGATGCTGGTCGTCAGCTCAGATATTCGATCTGGGTCGAACTCGCCCTCGATCTGGGACACCTCGGCGTCTATTGCCGGGAGCAAGTCGTCGAGATATGTGTCGTCGAGCTCTCGGGCCAGCCGCTTTGCGACCGCCTCCTCTCGCTGGGACTGCTTCAGGATCTCCTCGCCCACCTCGGCGCCGACCATGTCGGCGAGCACCACGAACTCCTCGTCGGTCAGCTCGTGCAGGGCGAGGCAGGATCCGCACTGGCAAGCGGATTGCATCTAGTTCTCTTCGTCGTCTTCGAGCGTTGGAGGCACGAACCCTCCGAACCTGCGCGCGGCCTCAGCCCTCAGCTGCTGCCTGAAGCTGTCCACGTCGGCGGAGAAGTTGGCCGGCTCCATGTCCCTGTCCCGGCCGGCGCTGGGGGTCCTCGTTCCGGTCCTGCCCTGCGAACTCGGCTCGGATCCGTCCACACTGGGGGATTTGTCCTTCATGACCTCGGTCAGGGTCAGGGTGAAGGGCTTGTCGGGGTCTATCACGTCCGCGTCGACCTCCCCGAGGTCCTGGTTGGTCACCAGGCCGAGCATCTTGCGGCTGATGCGAGGCGTCATGCCTCCGGTCTTCTCGGCCATGGTCATGGCCTTGATGAGATCCTCGTTCTCGGTCACGTTCGGGCTGAGCAGCTTGAAAGTGGACCAGACTATCCCCAGCCGAAGCAGAACCTCCCTGGTGAAGAACCGGTTCACGCGGCCTCGTTCCGGGCCGAACACCTGCTCGTCTCCCAACTTGCGGCTCGCCTCGATCGTCTTGCCGGTGAAGTCGTCCGACTTGCCCACGAATATCGGGGGGAATCGCCACGCGCGGCGCACCCGTTCATCGTTGTTCGTGGTGTAGTTCACGAACAGCGCGTCGGTGTGCTGCTCGTTGGTCAGAGGCTTGACCTCGATGCGCATAGTCCCTGGATCCTTCAGGCCCTCGGAAGTCGGCTCGGCCTCCAGAAGAAGGAACTTGCTGTAGTTGTCGTCGCTCGCTATGGAGGTCTCGACGAACTCGCTGATCCTGCTCACGCTCTCGTCGGTCAGCATCCCGTTGGCCACCGTCACCACCATCGACGGGATGTTGTTGTTCTTGAACGTGGTGTAGTTGATCTCGTCGGCCGCCCTGCTTCCGAATATCGCGAACAGGTGGCCGATGTACCGCGGGAGTCCGTACGGGCTGCGCGTCGAGTACAGGCACTGGTGGTGCACAGGGTTGGCGGCGTGCGCCACCGGAAACCCGACCACCCCCTCCTTGACCACGAGGTCTCCGCCAGGCCCCATCGTGAACCGGTGCTTGACCTTTCCGTCAGGGTCGGCCTCGAGCAGCTTCTCCTCGCTGACGGGCTCGCCGTCGAGGCAGCTTATCAACCTGGGATCCCCGAGCTCCTTGAACCACACCGCCTTGTCGCCGCGCCGCTGCACGTATCTCCGAAAACGCTTGTACCTGAGCTGGGTCTCGAGGGTGTACGCCACCTCCTCGACCACGGCCTGCTTGCGGACCATCTGGAGGTCGGCGCCGTCGCTTGAGATCTCTGGCTCGTCGTCCGTCGGAACCTCGACCACCCTGACGTGCTTCTTGACCCTCAGCTCCTCGCACTGGGTCGGCTCGTCGTCGGGCGGGGTCATGCGCATCGTCCAAGCCGGCAGGTGGTTGAGCCCGTCGAGCTCCCCGGTCGTCGGCACCTCGACGAACTCGACGTACCGGTTGCCGGTGGCCTCGAGGTCGCGGCGCATCCGCTCCCGCAGCTCCTCGAAGCTCCCGCCAGGGTAGGCGGTCTCGAAGAAGTTCTCAGCGACTGCCCTCTCCTCGGCGAGGATCTGAAGTATGGCGGGATCTGTGTCCTCGTCGATCGGGATCCGCGGCTCCAGCTTCCACCCGAACAGCTCGACGTTGACCGCCATGGCGTCGATCGCGGGCCCCACCTCGGAGCTGTTCTCGACCAGCATGGCGAGCGTCAGCATGTCGTAGGGAGGCTCGACCACCTTGCCCTCGCAGGCCATGCGGATGAACGGGTCTACCGGGATGCTCTTGGACTCCCCGGCTGACGCCCCGTCGCCAGAGGCCGCCGCGCGCTGCTTGCGCACGTCTGACATGCCCAGGATCGCGGCCCTGATCGCGCGCTTGTTTCGCTTCTGGATCTCGCCGGGGGTCGGGTTGTCTGAATGATCCCGCTGGAGATCCACGACGGCTCCGAGCCGCTGCTTGTCTGACATCATCCCACCCTGTGGAAGCTCGGCAGCCCTGAGACCTCGAGCTTGACCCGATCGGTGTTGATCGCCCCTCCGACGATGTTGTCCACCCTGAAGTACACCGACGGGTGCCTGTACACCTCGTGGACCTCGAGCCCGTCGCCGCTGTACGTGACGGTCGCCGGGGTGTTGTCGGCCACGAAGGCCCCGGCCTCGTCGCTCCAGAAGTACGGGGTGACGTCCGCGGCGGTGGCCGAGTTGTAGAACGTGGCCACGACGGCCACGCGGTTGAACTCTCCCATGTTGATCCCAGCCCCCTTGTAGGTGGGCAGGTCTCCAGGCAGCGCCTCGTCGTTCTGGACCACCCGGTTGAGGTGGTAGGTGGGCGAGTAGCTTATCTCCGTGTGCAGCTCGGCGGCCATGTCAGCCTCCCATTGCTAGCCGATCTCGTGGTACATCGGCAGGCCCGCGATCTCCATCTTGACGCGGTCGGTGTCGACCGCGCCGCCCACGATGCTCTCGACGCGGAAGAACACCGACCCATGCCGGTTCACCGCGTACTTGTACAGCCCGTCGCCGCTGAAGGTCACCGTCACCGGGGTGTTGTCGGTCACGAACGCCCCCTTGGCGTCGCTCCAGAAGTACGGGGTCACGTCCGCGGCGGTGGCGCTGTTGTGAAAGCTGGCAATCACCACGACCTCGTCGAAGTCGGCCAGGTTGAGGCCGCCGCGCTTGGTCGCGGGGAGCGCCGAGTCGTTGTTCTGCACGGTGCGGTGCAGCGTGAAGTGCGGCGCGTAGGTGATCTCTGAAAGGTTCTCGACGCCCATCGGTTACCTCCTCAACGTCGGGGGCAGGAACCCCCACTTGCGATCGCCGCCCCTAGGGACCTCCACCACGACGTCGGCCGCCCGCTTCTCCACCCCGTCGCTGCAGGCGCACTCCACGTACTCCATGCGGACCTCGACTGGTTCGCTGAACGCGAACTCTCCGTCGGAGGTTCGGCTGAACGTCGACTTGTACATCCTGCCCGTGTTGCCGTCCTGCACGATCACGTGGTCGTCATAGATCCCGACCAGGCGGGCGTCCAGGCTGCCGTTGGCCAGCACGACGCGGTTGGTCTGGATCGCGGTGACCATCGCCCCCACGAAGTCCCAGACCTCCTCGCCCGGCCTCATCTCCAGCCTTCTCACGCGGACGAAGTCCTTGCCCTCGTTGGCCTTGCGCTGCAGCGCCATCATGTCGTTGAACTTGGCGGCGTCCAGCTTGTCGGCGTTTCGGGACAGGTCGGCCAGGTGACTCTTCTTCTTCGTTGTTAGTGACATTTATTCGCCCCTTTAGATCAGCGCGCGGGCCTTACGCTTGGGGCCTATGACCCCGACCCGCTCCCTCCGGCGCTTCCTGGCGCCCACCACGGTGCCAAGCCGGATCGCAAGGTCCAGCGCGTCCATCATATCATCATACTTGCCGCGGGGAAACTCTACGAGCTGGTCCTCAAGGTCGGACTCCAATGTCCGGCGGTGGAGGATCCTGCCGTTCTCGTACATCGCCGAGAGCTGCCACGCCCGCGTCACCTTGTCCTTGTGGGTCATGATGGGCCTGCAGCGGTCCCCTATCTCCGGGCCCAGCTCGCGGTACACCGAGCCCAGCCTTGACTTCTGGAACGCGTTGGCCTCGATCCCGTGCCGCATCGGGCTCCAAGCCGCGAATATCTGGGCGGTCCTGGCTATCTGACGGGTGTACGGGACGTGCCCGTGGAAGCAGTCCAAGAGGTAGATCTTGGGCCAGCGCCCCTCGTTGTCTATCCCGATCACGTAGTCCGCGTACTCGTCCCCCTTCGTGTCCTCGCCGATCGCGAGGTCGCAGGCCGACCACACCTTCAGGCTGAGTCGCTCCACCAGCTCGTGGGGATCGTCGTCGTAGTGGCGGAAATACTCCTCCTTGAAGATGTCTCCCTGCATCCGCTTCGTGCTCTGCTGCATCTGGGAGTCGAAGTGGGCCGATCCCATGGCGGCGCGCCTGTTCTTCAACTTCTCGGTCGGGGCGAAGCGCTCGCACGTGCTGATCCCCTGGGGGTCTGCCTGACCGGTGCTGGGGTCTATCAGGGCGGGGCACAGGAACACCGCCGACTTGAAGTTGGGGTCCTTGGTCTCGAAGTGGTTGTAGATGTCGTGGGGGTGGTACCTCGTCCCTATGGCGTCGAACTCCCCGGGCTGGCCGTTCTCGCGCACGATCATCAGGGTGGGGACCATCGTCTTGTACACGAACGTGTGGATCTTCTCCCGCTCACCCTCGGTGCGGGCGTTGCGCTCGTCCATGAGGTCGTCGGCCTTGATCATGTCGAAGTGCTTGGACGCGACGGCCCCGTCGGCGCCGGCGGCGTAGAACGTGGGCTCGGGGTAGTCTACCTGTCGGGTGTTTATGGTGACCCGCCGCTCCCCCCACGCCGGCGCTCGCTCGCACTTGTCCCCGAACAGCTCGCGGTACCGGTCGACCTTGTAACGCCCCTTGATGCCCTCCAGGATGCCGGCGGCCTGGTCCTTCGTGCGGCTCCCGATCATGATCCGGATGTTGGGGTCCAGCTCGGCCTGCATCATGCAGTCCGCGATGGTCAGGACAGTGCTCTTGCCGAAGCCTCGGGGGGCGAGCCAGAGTCGCCACCAACGCCCCTTGCGCCTCGCCCTGTCCAGGATCTTTATCA